TGACTGTTTCCAACGGCTTGCCTGTTGCAGCACTGACGTCCAACGCCGTGTTGAGCAACCCTTGCGCGGTGCTAGTTGAATTGGTCGCTAAAACCAAACGTCCCAATGCTGGGCGCAATTGATCGTCAGCAACGCCCGTTGCCAATGATGTTTTGGTGATCTGTGTTTCAATGGCAGCAATTTGGGCATTTGTCGCACCCGTGGCAGCCGTGATTGCAGTTGCCAATTGTGTCTGCGCCTTTTCGTCGGCGATTGCAGCAGTGACGGCTTCAGTGCCAATTTTGACGGCGTACGCGCCCGCAGCTGCAGCAGCGGCAACAAATGCCGCACCAACTGCCAAACCAACCTTGCCAACTTTTTCGCCAAACCCGTCGACGTCTTTGTTTGCAGTGGTTAATGATTTCGATAAATCGGCTACGTCACCAAGTATCGTCAGTTTAAGCGTGCGTGAACCTGCCATGTTAGTCGTACTTCTTAACTACGTCAGCAAAAGCCGTTTCCCAACGCTTGATCACTTCAGGTTGAACGCTGCGCAATGTTGGATAGATAAACCAACCGCGAGAACCCTTACCTTCACGACCTGACCACACTGGAAATTGCTTATACTTGTTTGAACCAAATTCAGCCCCGCCCCATAAGTCTTGGGTTGTTGCACCGCCTGAAAACTTTTGGCGTGCAAAACCGTAACTGATTTCACCAAACTTTGATGTTTTGGAAACCTTACCGCCTGACGCAATACGGGTTGCAACCTTTGGAATCGCCTGCGCTTGACTAGCGGCTTCACCAATTTTGGTGTTGACAAAATCTGCCAATTTGTTTGAAGTCTCTTTTGTTTGGGTTAAGGCTTCCTCGTCCATTGCTTTGAAAGATTTGGCAATGGCTGACAATTCGGATTTGTCGTAGGTTATACCTGGCTTACTTGCCATTTTCCCGCCTCTCCAAAATTTCAATGACTGTCAAAATGTCTTCGGCACTTTCAAATTCGCTGGGCGGTAGCCCCGTTGCCAGGGCTACTTCCCAAACGATTCTGCTTAGGCTTCCGACTGGGTAACTTTTGGGTTTGCCTCACCGACGATCACTTCAGAAATGCTTTCAGTCCAAATTTCGATTGGCTTAATTGGCTTGCCCCCCGCTTCACGCTTCATGGCGTGATAAGCAAGAAAAACCAAATCGCTGATTCCTATTTTTTCCTGTGCGTTTGAAATGGTGTTGCCTGTGTGCTTTTCCCATTTGACCCACTCAGGCGGTGCGGCAACGTATGTTGCCTGCACGCCGTCGTTATATTCAATTGTGATTGGTAGTTTCATTTTGTCTCCCGATTGTTAGATTTTAGCTGAATGTTTCGCTTGGGTTGTTAACCACAACAAATGATAGCGATACTGTCTGCGCGTCGGGTGCTGCCCCGCCGATTGACGGCACGACTGGCATGACGTTGCATGTGAAAACCGCGCCTGTTGCAGCGGTCAATGAAACTGCCAGCGTTGTGTTTGGTGCTGATTCCCAGGCTGTCCATAATGCTTCGCATAGTGAACCTGTTGCGCCCCAGTCAGCAAGCATTTCGACGTCTAATGTCCACTGGTCGTCAATGTGCTTATAAGCCTTGCCGTCTAGTGTTTGGTAAGTCTCAACTGTTGGTGAATTGCTTAGAACCGCACTGGTCGCCTGTGCGTCGTAATTTGTGGAAGCGATCGTCAAGACTAAATCGCGACCCGTGATGATCGTTGTTGGCACGTTGTCTCCTTATGTTGTTTGTGTGTAGTACGTCGAAACGTTTATGTCAGCAACCAGCATTGGACTTTGTCCTACTTCCAACACTGTCGGCTTTTCAACAACGCCAACAACGTATCCTGCGGGCATTGCCGCAAGAATTCCGATTATGAGTTTTTCGAGATTGTCGAGCGAACCAGCGTTGCTATTTGAAGCAACAATGGCAGTGATTGCAAAATTCAGTTTGACTTGTGTTTTGGCTTTACCAATCAACACAACTTCCATGTAAGGCGAATCAGGAACAATGACAATTGCTGGTGGAATTGGTGATTCAGGAACGCTTGAATAACAAGTTGCAGCAAGTGATGAAAACGCGCTTGCTAAGGCTGCGCGAGTATCGGCGACGGCGTTGGCTGGCATTATTGACAAACCGTTTCAACGTCTAAAAATGGCTGAAGTAATGTGGACACTCTGTTGGTCAAACTTCTACCCATGCGATAAGGCGTGCTGGCAAAATCTACGCCTTCAATTTGTCCACCAGCGGCAACGCGTGATTGAAAGACTTCAACGCTGACTGCCAAAACTGCTGATTCAATTGGCGCACTGTTTGCGTAAATGTCAGCTGCGGAATAGCCTGAAAGTGTCGCCGTGCCCATTGGAATGATTTCGCGCACCGTGACATTTGCTGAAGTCAGTGCAGCGGTGAAATGGTAAGCCGTTACGTCAACAACTGTGACTGTTGCTGAAAATGGTGCGGGTAATCCAGTCACAATGACTGACTGACCCTTCACAAAATGGTGTTCGCGTTGTGTGTAATAAAACGCAACGTTGTTGTCTAATTTGTACGCGTTAACGGCTGAAGTGTTTGCAACAAGCATTGGCAAAATGACTGCTTCAGCAGTGTTAATGATTTCGTCAAGATAGGCGTCAGAATACAAAGAAACGGACACGCCAAGCACTGTTCGCAATTGACTTGCGGTGACGATTGCTGGCATGTCCGTTCCTTTCGACTACTGCGACGCGTTCGGGAGTGACCGCGCCGCATGACTAGATGTGGCGATTAAGCCTTGTTATTTTTAAACGCACCAGCAGCAATTTTTGTTGCCACTGCACCGAATGAATAAACGCCCACGGTAATTGAACCGTCAGCAGTTGATTCAGCGCGTAGTTGATACGAAGTTGATTCGTACCATGTGTATGCGTCAGGGTTGACAACTAGCAGTGTGCCGTCTCCGTCGCCACCGTTTGTTGGGTCAACGTAGAGGTTCAAGCCCGCAACGTTTCCAGTCAAACTTGTTGGCACTGAAACACCAGGTTGATTCATAGGATTTGAAACCTGTGAATAAATTGGACGTCCAGCGTCATTTAGTGTCATGAGGTTTGCCCACTGACCAGTTGACGCAATGAGATTGCGTGCAAATGGATTTGCAAGTCCAGCAGTTGCGCCATAAACGCTTGCTGAACCGCGTGCAATTACGCCAAGCAATTCAGTTGCAGTTGGGTATGTTGCAACTGTTGTTCCGTCAAGTGTTGCACCACTGATTAGTTGACCGTTGACATAAGCATTTTGTGCCTTAGCCATTGCCGCAACCATGTTACGAAGTAACTCATCATAAAAAAGTGGCGAAGTGCGTGTGAGCAATTCGACGGAAAATTTTTGCTGCCCCGCGAACTTTTTGACGTCCACACTTAGGAAAGCAGAATTTTGGTCTGTATCAGAAAACGCCGCGTCTTCAGCAGTTATCGCAACTGTTGGTGCTTGCGTAATCTTTGGAATTTCAAAAGTCATACCAGCGTCAGGCAATGCACCGCGAGAAATCGCGTCAATGCTTGGGCGGATTGTTGTTGATAGTCCGTTGATAACTTCAGCAAGTTGACGTGTTGGAACAAGTCCAGCGTTGTCAGTTGTGTTGTCAGCTGCCAAAACATACTGGCGTGCTGATTCGTCACCTGTTGCAGCAAGAACCTTGTTTTCAAGATACTTAGCAGCAGTGATTTCGATTCGTGGTGTTGATTTCCAACCACCAACTGCGTTTGCAGTCGCTGTGATTGACTGTGCGGCTTCTACCGTCTCTGCGGTTGAAGCGTCTTTGACGGTGTCTTCCACTTCGTCTCCTTCTGTTGGTTGTGCTTCAGGTTCGATTGTCGAATCTGAAATTTGTTCATCTTCTGTTGCAGCAACTTCAGCAACTCGCGCTGAGCGAATAGCAGGTTCGCTAGTCAAAGCAACGCCTGTCAATTCACCTGACAAAATGCGAACTGTGCCGTCTTTAAGTGTTTCGTATTCGTCAAATGAAACTTCTACGCTGAAACCGTCGCGCAAACCTTCTTGCGCTTCAACAAGTGCGTCAGTGCCAGCAGTTGTGTTTGCAATTTTAAAGGTTGCTTCAATTCCTGCGTCAGTTGATTCAATTGAAAGTGTCTTGCCAATTCGACGTGTGCGGTCATGTTCAAGGTTCAGCAAAACTGGTGTTGCTTCAATTGAACCAGCAGCAAATTGCACTTTGCCAATTGAAGCGTTGCCAGTTTCCTCAAAGGTCACAATGCGACCTGTGATTGTGCGACTATTTGAATCAGCCGCCGTGATTGTCATTGGTGTGATTACTTTTTTCATAGCAGCATGTCTTCTTCCTCGCGTATCTCGTCAATTGACATTGCGCCAATTCGATTTAAGATTTCATAAACTTGCGCGCGCTCGTAAGGATTGCCACGCAAGAAATCATCTAGGTCAAACGACACCCGATTTCCAGCAGGGGTGAAATCCGCAAAAGATAACCTTTGTTCAATGATTGACATGTAATTTCTGAAAGCAAAATCAACAAGGTCACGTCTTTTGTCTAAGGCGTTTGAATAAGTAAAACTGGACTGCTGGGAATCAGTGAAATACGCTGGCAAGCCACAGGCACGCGCTAATTCAAGTGAAACGTAGTTGCGGGCTTCATTCAGCTGCAAATTCTTTGGGTCATAACCAATTGTTTCAAGTGTGACGTCAGCGTTCAAAAACGCGGTTGATTTGTTGGCGCGAGCGGTACGCCATGAAGTTAATAACTTTGAAATGCGGTCTGCTGGCAATGATGTGCCATTGGATTTCAAAACCATTTGCGGAATTGGTTCATTTGCAAAATTCATTGCAGCGCGTTCCAGTGCAGCGGCAGCCTTAATCGTACGACCTGCGCGAGATAACAAACCTTCCTGCGTACCCTGAAAAACAACAAGATTTGCTGGGTCAACGTATGAACCGTCAATTTGATACGACTGAATTTCATAACCCATTGCAGTTGGTTGAATTGTTACGCGTTCAGGTGCAATTCGTTCCATTGCGCGAATTTTTCCTGTGTCTGCATAACGTTCCATGACGTATGCATAAGCGTTTGGAAAAAAGAACAGGTCAGAAATAATCCATGACCAAAATGTAGTCCCGGGAATTCTTGGGTCAGGTTGGTTTATAACGCGAGGTTGTGAAACCTTTTCACCAGTTGCTTCATTGCGTGTGTGCATTGGAAGCGAAGCAATTGTTTGAATAATTCCAAGCGCGCGGGCACAAGTTGGAACACTCATTGCTTCCGCGCGCGCGGCAGTGATTACGCCACCGAATAAGAATAAATTGCTTACTTCGTTGTAATAAGGCGCAATTGCAGCTGCGTCCACCTGTGCGGCTTCGACTGGAACGGCAGCGTCAACCTTTGGTGTGAACAAGTTAAAAATACCCATGCCCGAATTGTGGCAGGCTTATACGTTCACCCCACCATTATGTCAAGGTCATTGTCTGGGCGTGTCGCAAAGTGTGTTGCAAGGGCAACTGCCACCGCCCCGCACACAACCGACTGTGACGCTCTGCGTCCTATAACCCAACCGCCGTCGCCACGACGTAATTGAACCGCCGCCAAAACTTCTTCCGAAAGTTGGCTTTGCCCTTTGTGTTTTAACCGTCCACTGTTGATTGCCGAAAGCATTTCGTCGCAAGCCTGCGGGTATGCACCGTCCATGTCGAAAATTGGAATTCCAGCAGGTGCAAGTCGGGCTGCGACTGCCCCCGAAGTCTTTCGTGAATAAAGGACGTATTCGGTTGGATACTTTCGGGCATAGTCTGCCAATTCGTTGGCAATGGCTTTGTCGTCCAATTGCAATTCATTTGTCCATGTGTGAAGTAACTTCACAACAAACTTTTCGTCCCCAAGTTTTTGTGCCCCAACCAAACTGGCATGTCTGCGGTCAGGTGAAAGGTCAATTGCCA